CCGCTGGACCCTTACCACCTAAATCATAATAGACGTGCGTATTTGGCTTTCCTAGGAAGTCTATGGCCGCTAACAGCTCAGCACGAATACCTTTTTGTTGTTTACTTGTTTCCATTCATACAACTATCCTGTACGTCTCGTCGAGTTTTTTAAATACAACCTTACCATTTACTTTTTGTTCAAACTTGTGATGGCATGTCAAGCATTCATACACACGTCGTTCGCCTTTTGGTATACGAATAAACGGCACGTAGTTATCGCAATTATCACAAATGCCCAGCGTTATCTCTGCTGGTGATTCTTCAGTGTATGTCACCCCAACAACTCCCTTCTTCATAATCTACTTTGTTTGGAACTTGCAGTTCCACAGCTTCTTCCATAATTCTAATGATCTTATCTGCATCCTCAAGTGATGCAATGGATATATCAAGTTCGTCATGAATTTGTACATGGGGTATAACTCCTTCTCGGTATAAGGCCAGCATAGCCATCTTTGTCATGTCTGCCGCTGATCCTTGTATTAGTTTGTTTAATGCTTTGTATGTGAATGCTCTCTTAATCCCCGGTCCGTGCTCCCTTAACGCATCAGCGTGGGGCAATGGTTTCTTGATACCGAACCCGTGTGGTTCCCATAGATCAAAATGACATAGGCGACCACCGATCGTGCGTATCTTACCGCTGTCATCTGCGCGTCTTGCGACCGCATCTGACAACATACGTACAAACGGTGCTTTCTGATTATAGGTCTTGATTAGTTTCTCAGCAGCTTCTTTGAGAAGTCCTAACTCAGCCATCAGCTTGTTCTTGCCCATGCCATACATTAATCCTAAGTTAATAGTTTTTGCTTGTTTACGTTCGATGCCGGCCATGTCCGCGATCATCTGATGAAAGTCAGCGTCGCCTGAATTGTAGCCGTCAACAATAGTTTGTGTTCCTTCTAGCTTTAACAGAGATGCAAAGTGCACAACAATACGTGGTTCTTGCTGACTGTAGTCAAAGCAACCCCACTTGTGGCCCTCTTCTGGTATAAATAGTGACCGAATCAACGGTCCGAGTTCCTTGTGTCGTGCCGGTATTTGCTGCAGGTTCGGGTTAGAATAACTAAATCGTCCTGTCACTGTACCGCCGTCATCACTACGAATTTGATTGATATCTGAGTGTATACGTCCTTTGTAGTTATGTTTTAATATCGTATCAATAAACGTAGTGTTGGCTTTGTTAATCTCTCGAGCTTGATTAATTAGTTTTGGCAACTCGTGTGGATGAGTCGCCAGGAAATTTTTTGTAAATGATGGTGCACCTTTTTCTGTGCGATCGTACGGTAGCTTGACTATGTCAAATGCTTTTGCAATAGAAGCTGCGGCCCATATCTCTACATCAAAACCTGCTAGCTTTTTTATATCGCGGTGCATTTCTTTTTCTGCATCAACCAGTTGTGCCTTTGTAGCTTCTGCTTTTGCAACGTCAACACGTACACCTTTAAACTTCATGTCTACCAAACATGGAAACAGATTAGTTTCTAAATTAAATACGTCCCATAAATCTTGTTTAGATATTTCATGCTGTAGTGCATGCCATAACTTTAACGTTACAACTGCATCTTGTTCTGCATACTCACCAACCAATGGCGCCGGCAGTCTCCACATTTCTGACTTGGGATTGATGCCCCATTCTTTTGCTGCCTCTTGTAATATCTTTTCGTTCTTACCCATGCCTACATATTCTTTACCAAGTGCATTCAATGCATAGCCCCATCTGTTTTCATCTATCAATGATGCTGCAATCAACGTGTCAATGATACCACCACGGATCTGATAACCCATAGAACGTATCCAGGATACATCGTACATTGCATTGTGAAATATTTTTGTAGAGTCGGTATGTAAAACTTCTTCAAACCAATCTAATACTAATGCGCGGTCCATGTTCCCACCACCTTCGTGATTGATCGGAAAGTAACCTGACCATCCTTCTACTGCAACTGCAATACCAATAACTTCACCGTCACCACGTACAGAACCAGATCCCATTGTTAATAAATTTGGATCTCTTGTTTCTAAGTCGATTGCAATTTCTTTGCGGTCAGATAAATCTGGTAAGTTTGTCGGTGGAACCCATTCTGTTTCGGGTTTAAACATTGGTACCTGTAATGGTTTAGGCATAGTCTCTCTCTATTATCATTTCTATGTAATGTATCGCCTTCTCTAAATCTTGCTTGCCGCTGCCCTTATGAGGGTGTCTCATAATATACTTTATAGCATTTCCTTCAGCAAATAACAATTTGTTTTTATTGATGAATTCCGCGGGTTGTATCTCGTATCGGTTGTAATGACTACCGCCGATTTGTTTTTTTAACGACTTCATATTCATAGCACGTATGCCCTTTCATAGTTTCTTGGTTCTAGTATATGCAAATTTTCTTTTGCTCTTGTCACTGCTACATAAAATAACCTGTGTAGCTCGTCTGGTTCCCGATCGTTTTGATCAACACTAGACTTAGTAATATCAGGAAGTAATAATACATTGTCCGCTTCACCTCCCTTCGCTCCGTGTATAGTTGACATTGTAATTCGTGGTGTTTGTGAAATCTTTTCTCTGTTTGCTAACATGTTTCGTATGTAGTTCTCTGTGTTTGTATCTATCTTTGTAAATGCTTCATACCAAACTTTATCAGTTAACAATCCGTGATCCGCGGTACAGTCTTCTCGAGTATATGACAAATCATTGTTCATCGTTTTACCGGTGCGATAACCGCGCGTAATGTTTTCACCTAGATAAGAATAAATATTTTTTATTTGTATAACATTTAACATACCACCCTTTGACCATTCTTGCCAATGCTGTATGGCCATTAATAAATCTATAGGTATAGAGTTGCGTCCTCTATGTGAAAAATACCACCCCTGTAGCTCACATAAATCTTTTACATCGTCTAAAAAATAATGTGCAGATGCCAACACTAACCACTCGCCTTCACTCATGTCAACTTGTGTAATGTCTGAATACCTGTTCAATTTACCAACAGCTTCACGTGGCTTGTATGTTTTGTCAAAACGATTGTTTACACGTTCTATTATACTTTGTGACAGTTCGTGTATTGGGCCACCAGGAATACGGTAGGATTGTTTTAGTGTGTCGATCTGATCTACTTCTTCTTTAAGAGCGATAAAAGAATCAACATCAGCACCAGCCCATTTAAATATAGCTTGATCATCGTCCCCTGCAATGTAGGTTTTGTCAGCTTTCGACCAAAGAGACCTGACCATTCGCCACTGCAAAGGTGAGAGGTCCTGTGCCTCGTCAATAAATAATACGTCAAAAGATGGTGATACATCTTGTTCAACAAATCTTTGTAACATGTCAGCATAATCTATCATTCCTTTCTCTTGCTTATACCGCTTTAGTTCTCGGTCTAATAAATACAATGTATCGCGTTCAATATCAAGATAGTGATTGTTATCATCATACAGATCCATAACATCGCGTTCTGTAACTCTAGCCTTGTTTATCAATGACAGGTATTCGTTGTCAGATGTAAATGTACCATCAGAGTCAGAATTGTTTGCATGTTGTAGTCTTACGCTAATACCAACCTTAGACCCAAAATCTTTGTAATCCCGTGTCTGCATAACCTGCTCACGTTTTACACCTAGTGTTCTAAAGGCTAGTGAGTGTAGGGTTCTAAAGAAAGGTAGGTCGTCTTGTGCATCAAGATTAAACTTCTCTGCAGCTCTGCCTGACGCTTCTTCTGCAGCTTTACGTGTAAAAGAAAAGTATCCTATTCTTTTAGAATCAACACCGGCCTTTAAAAACTGATCTACTAAATCTAATAGTGTAGTTGTTTTACCTGTACCTGGTGGTCCTAAAATAATTGTTTTCATTTATCTATGCACAACCCATTATCTAAGACTATTTTTTCATCTGTTTCAATCCAGACTCTTGCACCACAAGATAAAGGTTTGTCTTTAGAATAAACTATTTTAGACGGGCCTTGTATGTCCACTTCATGTGCATAATTATTTGACTTGTACGTTTTGACTGTCAACACAGGTTCGTTAGTGTTGTTCTTTTTATTGCTTCTTATCTTATGCATATTTACATGTATTATTTTTTTCATTAGAACGGACTCTCTTGATATGTAACATGAGACACATCTGGTTTGTATGTCTTCATTGCTTTGATCTTAACGACTCTTGGTGTTTGATTCTTTAGAGTCATTCTAACTTCTTCTTCAAATATTTTTAGTTGCTTAATTAAATTACCTGTTTTTATTTTATCTAGTTCCCAGTTATTTCTTTTTGCAAAACTGTAAAAGTCTTCCATTCTAAAGTATGTGTAGCCCTCGTCAGTCCATGCAGCTTTATTAAGTATGTCATCTTTTGTACGCGCTATCGCTCTGTGCACTGTAAAGTCATACAATAAATTTTCTATTTGGTTTTGTGGACTTAATGACTCAAGAGGTTCTATCTCTTGTAAATTACCCATCAAAGGTTTTACATAAACCTCTCTCCAATCTTTTGCTTTAGGTATTGGCGATACTATATTTGCTTGATCTAATACTGCTATCGCAAACAAATTAGGATTGTGTAACTGTTCTGTTTTTAGTTCTACTCTCTTGCTGTCTACATCTAAAAACCATTGTGGTGGATTAGAATTAATTTTTGACAGTGTACCAAACTCCGGCATCTGCTCTTCTTCAAAACCTACACCAAACTTTTTTGTTCTACATTTTGCAGCATTGCATACACCACATATCGGTTGGTCTTTACATCTGTATTTATCATAGCCACGTTTACCAATAGAATTCATCAATTGTTTTACTTCTTGAAAGCTCAGTGGTGGGTCCATGTACTTTTGATTAGACGACATCACATCGTTCTCCCATGTGTCTGGGTTAGCTTGCTTGTGATACACAGCTACATTAAATAATGCATTGTTTCGTGATCCTTCACCAAAACCTTCGTCCGCTAATTTATTTAAGCAAGGTGGTCCATCTTTAAATGCTTCGTTAGTTTCAACTTTTTTTACAGCAACTATCGCTTCTATCTGTTCTCGTGTCTGTACCCATTCATCATATATAGAATAGAATGATTCTAAACTAGCCGCGTTTCCCTCTGCATCAAAAGTATAACGCAATCCCCTAATACCACCGTGGTATGGTAAGTTTAAAAAGTTTCCTGTATCACCACGTTCAACTAATATTTCAGTTTGTTTTGGAAATATCTCACTGCCTGCATAACCTAAAGCTTCTGACATCATCTTTAGTTTTGACTGCATTAATGCAGCAGGTATGTAATCTGTTGCAAATAAAAATAAATGTGCACCACCAGATTTTGACCTAAACGTTATTAATGGGAATTTATGGGACTTAATGGAGGCCATTATTTTTTTGTGATCTAGGCCTTTGTACTCGTCAACGTCTATGCAACCCCAACGACACTCATTGTTTTCATTAATAGGTATTACACCTAGTGCAGGTTCCTTGCCTTCTAAATGGTCTTGCCAAAAATCTTCTGGTATTGGTTCACGTTTTATAAATGCTTTTCCTATGGCCTTGCCTTTGTCCGTAGTTTCACCAGATAAAACTAACTGACCATACGCGCTTTTATTACCCTCAAATATTTCTCTAAACTTCATTTCTTCTTTCTCTTTTTGTTTGCTGTATTGTAATAACCATTACTGCATGGTGCGGAACAATATTGTTTTCGTCTTTGTGATGGATGGTGTATCCTAAATGTGTCGCCGCATTTTACACATGTCTTTTCTTCATCAATCATATATAATCCTTTCTCGTAGCCCCCAGTACGGGGGAGTAAACTAGGGGCTACACCATGGTTAAAACGGTACGTCTTCTTTTGATTCCGTACTGTCATTACCATGTTTTGCTTTCACGTCTCCCGTAGAAACACTATCAGCAAAACTTTTTGCGGACTCGTACATCGCTTTGTCTTGTACAGGTCCAACCTTTTCAACACTCCAACCAAACCAAGTTCCCTTGTCATTTGATTGCTCTACTGTTTTAAGGTTATACACGTGACTGTAAGCCGCCGGTGTAAACAAACCATTTTTACCTTTTAGTTTGATACTAGCCATCATCGCATTCCAATTACGACTCACTTTAAGTTGCGTTGACTTCATAGAAATCAATGCTGTTTGCATATCTTCAGTCAATACAAAGTATGACGCTGTGTTTTCAAGATAGTTACCATTGTCTAGTCTATCTTTATAACTTGCATCACGCTTAGCTTGCTTGATGATACCACTGTTAGCCGCATGAATTGCAACAGGAGCACTTGTGCCCTGTCCTCTATCCGACCACTCAACATACTCACGTTTATAATAACATGGGATTATGTTGATACCTTTCTCACCATCATATGTCTGCTTCGTCACGGTATTGAATATCATACCTGGCTCTGCGCCTTCTACATACTTGGCATCCCGTTTGTTTGTCTCGGGTGACAGTTGTCCTAACACTCGTAAGAACGGTAACGCAAAATCTTCCGCTCCCATTTCTCCTATTAAAGTGTTAGCATCTTGTTCGAACATGCTTGTAAGAGCTACGTCCGTCTTCTTTTTTTCTACTACTTGGTTCATGGTTCTTTTCTCCTTTTTCATGATTTCCGGCTAATTTTAGTTTGATCTTTCACAAAAGTGTGAAAGAAATCCGAGGGCATATCGAGGCCGGCCTCAATACGCTCCCGGTAAAGCGCCTTCAAAGTCATAGGTTCTACCTTTTGTTTTTGGGTAGGCTCATAACCTTGTTCGGCGGCAAGGTAAAGCATCTGCTCCGCCTTGTTATCTTCGCCCTTCCCGAACTGTACAGCAATCTCATTTTTAATAAGATCACCTAGTCCGTTCTCACGAAGCCATGTATACGCTGATTCGACCGAGTCTTTTTTTACAGTGCAACTGTAGGATTTTCTAACCTCTACACCGCTACCGTCAGCGAGTTTCAAAGATGATAGCCCTTGCTCTGCTAGCAAGTTAGGTATCACCTCCGAAGAAATCTTGTCTGCCTGTTCTTTTTTGTATTTAATTTTTTCTTCTAGCTCAGCTATTTCATTTTCGAATGCCTGTAATTCTTTGCAAGAATCAGCTAGTGTTTGGATGTCTGTTCTTTCAATCAAATTTTGTTGATCGTCTTCTAAGTCGTCTAATGTAAGTGTGCTCACTCTACTTCTCCTTTCTGGTATATATCTATCCGTAATGGATAATATGTTTGTTCTCTTTTGTCCCACTTCAATAAATTAAATTGTCCATTTGTATTGTCACTGACAATAGCTGTAGACAATCCAATTACTGCAGGGTCACCTGTACATAAAATGTAATCGTTAGGTGTAAAATCTTTTAAGTTCTTTTTCATTTTAAAAATGAAAGGTGTAGAACTAAAGATCATTTGTGATAATTCTGGTAAACAAATTACTAAGTTACCAAACTCTGCCGCCCCAAGAATATTCATATTCCTAGGTGGGTGTTGTAGTACGTAAACTAAAGGATCGTTAGGTTGAGCTTCTTTATAATCTAAAAAATCTACTAAACTTCTACGATCGTATAGCTCAAATATCTTGTTCCTTTGTTTTGTCATTATCACTTTCTTCTTTCTGTGTAGCTGCATTCAGTTTGTCTGTCAACTGCGCAATCGTTAATTCTAAATTTAAAATATCATTGTTACGTTTTTGCAACATACCTAATAAAGAATTTACTGTTTTTTGTTCATCCATAACTTTCTCCGTTTTATCGTTGACTTTGAATATAAGTATGATTATATAAATGTCAAGAAAGAATATATGATAAAACATTATAAGTTTAAAACTAAGCCTTACGAGCATCAACTCAAGGCATTAGAAAAGTCGTGGGCCCAAAAAACCTACGCTTTATTTATGGAAATGGGTACAGGTAAATCCAAGGTCCTCGTTGATAATATAGCTATGCTGTATGACAGAGGAGCGATCCGCGGTGCGTTAGTTGTGGCACCTAAAGGCGTGTACAAAAACTGGCACGACATAGAGTTTCCTGTACACCTACCAGATCATGTAGATCATACAAAAGTATTATGGGAACCAACACAAACAAAGAAAAAACAGGCTGAGTTAGATACATTATTTGATGACAAAGGTGATCTTAAGATATTGATAATGAACATAGAAGCATTTTCTACGTCAAAAGGTCTGGACTTTGCTCACCGTTTCCTTAACATATTCCTTGGGAAAGCTTTAATAGGAATTGACGAATCAACGACAATCAAGAATCCGATAGCCAAACGCACAAAAAATATATTAACAATAGGGAATCTAGCGTCGTATCGTAGAATATTAACAGGCTCCCCTGTAACCAAATCACCTCTTGATTTATATAGTCAATGTGAATTCCTGGACCCTTATCATTTAGGTCACGAATCTTATTATTCATTCCGTGCACGTTATGCAAACATGATGAAAAGAAACTTTGGCGGACGTCAAGTACAGCTTGTTACAAGCTACAGAAGATTAGATGAGCTTGCTGACAAACTAGAAAAGTTTTCTTATCGCGTGTTAAAAGAAGATTGTTTAGATCTACCACCCAAAGTATTTACAACACGCACTGTAGAAATGACACCTGAGCAACAAGAAAAATACTACACTATGAAGAGAGCTGCGATTGCAGAACATGACGGTAAGATTATGAGCTCAGCAACAGCACTAACAACATTATTAAGACTGCATCAGATTACATGTGGCACATTTAAAGCTGACGACGACACAATTATACATCTTAAAAATAACAGACTCACAGCTTTGATGGATTGTCTAGAAGAAACTGAAGGCAAGGTCATAATATGGGCAACCTACCGTGAGGACATCAGAAAAATAGTCGAATCTTTAAAAAAAGCTTACGGAGAAGCCTCTACAGTCGAATATCACGGTGGAG